ATTTTATTGCTCCTTAAAAAAATTAATATATTTACTAACCTTTTAATGTTATATAATACGATATAGAGAATATACCACTAACATAATAGTGATACAATATAATTAAAAGGCATATTTATGGATTATTCAGAAAAGATTGCTTCAAGATTAAGACATTTGCGGATTGATGTTCTTAAAGTAACTCAGACTGAACTGAGCGATTTATTAAAACTCGGTAAAGGGGCAACAGTAAGCAAGTTTGAGCGAGGCACTATAAAGCCAGGAATCCGGATATGTAACCGTTATATTGAACTGGTCAAGACAAAGGGAGTGGATATTACTTACAAATACCTTCGCCCCGACCAATTCTAAATATTATTTTTTATCTGGTCGTTTATATTCTGGCAGTTCAGAACGTCTTATGTTTATCTCTTTTGGAGCATCAAAGCCAAGTATGGCCTGATTCCCATTTCTTCTTATATACGTTATAACTATATCATCACCTATGATAATAGTTTCCCCTGGCATTCTCGTTAAAATCAACATCATGTTTCTCCTTTTCCATTAATAAAGTTAATCTATTTAAAAATATGTAAAATACAGTATAAATTTGTATGGCCTACTTTAATGCAATCATTATACATATAAGGCATTATCCAGAATATTGAAATTAAAATTAATATTAGACATATAACCATAATTATTATTTGCAACCAATCATTAATCATTATTTCATTCCTTATAAATATTATTTATAACCCAATCCTTCAAACATCTTGCATTACAGAAATAAACATCATGATCAATATGAGGATATGAAGCCATACAGGTTACAGCGCTACATTCTGGATTATGAGGGATGGATTCATTTGATAATACAAGTTTATAATCCTCACAATTTCCAGTATAAGTAATATCACGTTTGCATTGATCACAGATAATTTTTATGGTTTTAGGCATTATTTTAACTCCATCAAACCATTCTCGATTAAATAAACTAACATTTTTGCTTTGCATTCAGCTTCGCTTACATCTTCTACCTCACAATTTTCCAAGAAAGTAAAAGAATTTCCATAAAATATTACCCATTCATTACAATGTTTGGACGGCACTTGAGAATAATAATATTCAAAATCATTTTTTTTAATATATTTTGGAAGCATTACGCCTAATTCAGAACAGGAAAATGCTGAATATGATTCATAATAATCAATTTTCTTTCTTGTCCATTCATCAAATAAATGTAATTCTTTCCATTCAGGTGCTTTATCTGTACCAGAAGAAGTTAAAATCGGAGCAGTTTTACACCAAAAGAAATAACTATCTTGTTCAATATTAAGTTCTTTTAATTTCTTTGCAAGTTCCAAACTTATTACTTGTTCATTCATATTCATTTTTCATTATCCTTAAACAAAAATAACGGGGGGCATTGGAATTTTTTCATTCTGTGGTTGCCATAGATGCAAAACATAGGGATTATTATTTACATAATTAGATTTGGGTGGATGATACTGAATCACACAATCTTCTGGATTAAAGAATAAATCCTTCACATAGCACATTTCTTCCCATGAAGGGCATCTATCAGCAAGACTTACAGAAACATGATTCCAATCACCGCCATGACTTGCAATTACAAAAATTTGATAATTTTTGAATGGAATCCTAAAAGCACCACCATCATCATTTTCACCACAACCTTGTATGCAATATTTTTTTGGGTAATTCATTTAATTAATTTCCTTATATAATTTCTAAAATATCATTCTTCACAAGATAAAAAAGTCTCATCAAATCTCGCAGATTAAGAGACATTTCAATCACACCAGCTTGATAATTTTTATATTTTTCATAATATAGAATCAATTCTTGATCTGTCATATTAAAGCTTCCCTTTCAATCTCAAATAAAAAAAAGCTAGCATTCCCAAACCACAAAAAGCTAGCACTATTGAATAGAATCCTATAATTATAGTAAGTATTATTTCTAACATTTTTATATCTCCTTCGCTAAGTATATTTGCATATCAAACATAAGACATTGATCTTTTTCACCAAACATCGATCCATATATTCCGCGTATTTTTGTATTCGATTCAACATCTATAATATGAATGAAAAGAAATGGATCATAATCAGGTAATTTAATGAATTTAATTTTCAAGGATTTATCGGCTTTAATTCGTTTTATTACACTCCAGTTTTCTGATTCTTTTATAATGGGAAGACATTTTTCTTCAAAAAAAGTATGTAAGCTTATTCTTTCGCTTAACAATTTATCAGTTGGATTAAATAATATTGGGAAACTTAAATAAAGATTATCAGTAATTACTTCAAGTTTCATTCCGTCCTTTATTTTTCTACTGTCAAGTTCATCATATCCATCATCAAAATTTGAGGTATAAAGTTCATTTGCTATATATGCAGTAAACATTTGTGTTAATAATTGTAATTTTATAGGCATATCATTTATTTTCATTCTGCTACCTCTGGTAGCGCAGGAAGTCGCATCCAGTGTGTAGGCTGGCTACAAGCTGAATAGAAAAAACCGTTTCTTTTCATATCAAACTGCATAATAACGTATTTTTTCCATGTATTTTTGTAACAAAGATACCAGCATTCACTTTCAGGCAATCTATCAGAGCATTTTATCCAGTTATTATTTCTCATTCGTCGCAAATCCCTTTATAAAAATAATACAATGAAAATGCCGCTATACCTGATATTACTAACCAGCTAAAAAATAAAATTAATAAAAACTTAATCATTTTGTTTCCTTCCTATAGATTTCCTTAATCGTTTCTTTTGTAGGGTCTTTTACATACATTTTTAAATAATTATCCGCTTTCCCGCGAGAAATATGCAATTTTACGCTTCTTTTTCCTATTCCCAATGTAAAATCAATAATTTCTCGCAAATAATCATTACGGGCTTTCTGTGCCTTTTTGCGAGCCTCTTTGTTTTTATTTCCCATAAAAAATTATCTCATAAAGCATTTGCAAGGCTTTTTTAATAACCCGCAATTGATACAGCGCCAGTATGCTTTAAGCTTGTTCATTCTCAAATCCCCAAAATCTTTAAACTCTTTGCAGAATACACAATCTAACCTAATAGTGCTAGTATTATTTTAAGGATTTAATGGATTTAATTTGTACAAATAAACGCGTAGTGTTTTAAGTAAACTTTTATTATTCAATGGAATGGAAATTTTGTAAGAGGTATGATTGGTTTCTTGACGGAGCTAGATACTCCGCCAAGATTTAAGAATTCGCTAAAATGCTGAATCCCTCGTCAAGAGCATTATAGCGGATATCTCACACGTATCAACTATTTTGCTTAAGGAACATGGTGAATGGAGCTAAAAATAATAAGGCCAGAAGGATATACAGATTTAGATTTACTGTGGGCAATCCGCGATATCCCATCTTCTATTTTGTGCATCAAATTAAAATCAATCCTTTATTCTTTTGTGGCGATTATCGGTAATTCCACAAACGAATGGTATTACAAAAGTCTCGATGATTTAGGCGATATCATAGGAATAAGCGGCAGACGATTACAGGGATTACTACATCAATTAGAAAATTTTGGATTTTTATTGATCAAAAGACCAGCAAAATATAATCGCGGTATTACAAATGAATATCAATTGAACTATCACTTAATTTTATCCACAGGAGGAAAATCTCGTGAGCAGCAGGAAGGGTGACAAAGTGTCCGTTACAGTTCAGGAAGGGTGACAAAGTGTCCTTCATTAACAGGCAGGAAGGGTGACAAAGTGTCCGACCATAGATATATCAATCTTTATAAAGAAATATTAAAAAACAACATCGTTGTCGTTTAAGGATTTTTTAGGGGAAAAGAAAATGAAAAGACAAAATCGAAAGCATCGACTCATAAGGCTCGCGCAAGGAAGATGTCCTATTCATGGATTAACGATGTATCAAACGGGATTACATCGTATTTATTCTAATCCATGTGTACATTGTGGAGAAAAAAAACAAATAGGCGAAAAATTTATTGCCGGATGCACACGAAAAGATTGTAAAATTGAAGCTTATTTTGACGAACCATTTGGAGAAGGTGAATTATTACCACAATTTTCTTATTTACTGGATATTCCATGATTTTATTTCACTCAAAAACCTGTTAACATCCTGCCACTATTGGGCTACTGAATGGCTGAAACAAATGGCTTCTGAAACATGCAAGAAATGCCAAGGGCAAAAGAAGGTGTCAGGAATGGGCGGCATTCGTATCAAATGCGACCTATGCAAAGGCATTGGCAAGACCGAGATCGTTGAGCCTCAACAAACGGCGGTCACTAGCGTAACGATTAAAAGATCACGCCGAAAGGAAGTTCAACTGGATATGGCTAACCAGCTCACGGAATATGAATGATGAACAAATTTAATCCAAAATCATACTTTCCATCTTTTACTGCTTTCAACTTCCAGAAAAAAAAGAAAGGATTATCGGAATGGCGGCAAAAAATGGACTTGCTTAAAATGCGTGAGGAAATAACCAAGAAAGGAAAATATCTCTGGATATCGATTGATTCAGAAGGTCGTGGGCTTACTTACACAAAAGCTAAATATGGGGAATTGGTTCATGGAACATGATCCAGTCAATCATCCTAAACATTATAACAATAGCAAAGCGAAATGCTCTGAATGTGAAAAGCCAATTGAATGCATCGATGTTACTAGGCACATGAGTTTTAATGTTGGCAATGCCATGAAATATCTCTGGCGTTTTAAAGACAAAAATGGAGTGCAGGATTTGGAAAAGGCAATCTGGTATATTCAGGATGAGATTAATAATTTAAACCTGTCGAATTCGACACCTTTAAAATGAATACTCTGTCATCCTGTACGCACAGGATTTTCTACACCCTTGCGGGGAGGTGTGGCAGCATAATCCCCGCGCCATTAAAAGGAAAAATAAATGGATGCAATTATGGCATTATGTGAACATGGCAATATTGCAGAATTTAATGATTGTCGTTATTGCGCTATCGATAAACAAGCCGCAAAAAATTACGCCGCTATTTTAAATCGCATCAATATTCTTCATGAACACAAAAATCGCCAGATTGATGAAAACAGAAAAATATCAAGAAGGGTTGATGAATTACAAAAAAGAATTGAAAAACTTAAAACATTAACTGATATAAAACAACTTGAAAAAATATTATATGATGGCGCTCAACTGCATTTGACCATCATAAAGTTCGAAACACGCATGAAGGAATTAGAACAAAGGTTGTCAATCTGCGGTGATAAGGTTGACAAAATTACTTCAAAACCTCATCGCTGCCCTAATTGTGAAGGTTCAGGAAGATATAAACTGGCAATAGCTCAATCCCCTTCTGATATAATCGATTGTCATTCCTGTAAGGGAACTGGAATAGTTTGGTCATAATGATCAAAATTCGGTAAGTGATAAAACAGTTGTGCAAAAAATGAATATTAAGTTTCAGGTCTATTAAATACATTTTTGTGATATTTTTATATATTATGAACATAATTCATGAAATTAGAGGTCATTATCATGCAAGGCTCTAAACATAAACCTACCGAAGAATCCCGCGCTCAGGTTGAAGCTCTCAAAAGCTATGGTCATACCAATATCGAGGTCGCCGATTATCTAGGTATTTGCGAAGCTACCCTTCATCAGCATTACAGCCGTGAAGTCGCTACTGCAGTTACTCGTGCAAATGCATTGGTCGCTGGAAGATTATTTGCAAAGGCAACTGAGCAAGATGATCTTGGTGCTCAAATATTCTGGCTTAAGACCAGGGCGAGATGGCGTGATAATAGCAAGGATGAAGATACGGAAAATAAAATTCTCGAGGAAATGCAAAAGATTCGTGAAGATTTGGCGATTAAAAATCAAAAAGAGTTTTAATGCGTAGTCAACTTGATAAAATGGAAAAGGAAATTCTTGCTTCTGAACTGAAAGGTTCATTCCTCTATTTTATCCAGTTTTTTTTTAAACACATAACAGGTCGCGATTTTATTATAAGCAAGCCCATTGGCAGGGAATCACATCACATTACATTATGCAGGACTTTGACTGAGGCAAAACGCCTGCAGATTCCTAATCACCGGCTTAATATCAATGTTCCGCCCGGATACGGCAAAAGCACAATTCTTTGCATGTGGGTGGCATGGTGTCTTTCTGAATATCCAGATTCGAACTTTCTTTACATAAGCTATTCATTTGATCTTGCAGTAAAGCATACCGCTTTCATTAAAACAGTCATGGAAAGCAGGATGTACAAATTTCTTTTTGAAGTTCATCTTCGAAAGGATAGCCGCGCTCGTGATTCCTTTGAAACAATGGCAGGTGGAAAAATAAAAGCGTTTGGTTCTGGCGGTGCTATCACGGGGCAGGATGCTGGATTGCCAGGACTGGATAGATTTAGTGGGGCTTGTATCATTGATGACGCCCACAAGGTTGATGAAGCACATTCCGATACCATGAGGCAAAAGGTACTGGATAATTACGTGGAAACCATCCGCCAGCGACCGCGTGGCCTGAATGTTCCGATTATCAATGTCGGTCAGCGCGTCCATGAAGGGGATTTATCCGATTTCCTGATTGGAGGCCATGATATTACAGAATGGCATTCAGTCATTCTAAAAGCACTGGATGAAGCCGACAACGCGCTTTATCCTGAAATAGACCCAAAAGAAAAGCTTCACGCGCTAATGGAGAAATCTCCCTATGTTTTTGCTGGACAGTTTCAGCAAAATCCTTCTCCTGCAGGCGGTGGTTTATTCCGGCCAAACTGGATGCTTGAACTGGAAGAAGAACCTAAATTCCTTTTAACCTTCCTTACTGCTGATACCGGCGAAACAGAAAAGACTTATAACGACCCAACCGCCTTAAGCTTTTTCGGCATATATGAAATAGAGGCATTCGGAAGAAAAACTGGGGATTTAGGCCTACACTGGATTGATTGTGTGGAAGAATGGGTTGAACCTAAAGACCTCACAAATCTGTTTTTAGGATTCTGGACAGAATGTTCCCGCCATCCTACACCCCCATTTACCGCTGCAATTGAGAAAAAATCAACAGGGGTGACTTTGATAAGCACTCTGGATAATATACAGGGAATACAGATCAGGGATGTAATGCGAACGGTTGCTTCTGGCAGCAAGACTGTCCGATATATTGAAATGCAGCCTTACATTGCAAGCAAACGCCTTACCTTCACCAAAGGCGCGAAACACGTAGCAAAATGCAAATTACATATGGAAAAGATCACGGCGAATGATTCTCATCGCCATGATGATATTTGCGATACAGTTTATGATGGCATAAAGATTGCCCTGATAGATAAATCCCTTCATGGTCAATCTGGCACTAAATCGAATGAATCAGCCGAGGATGTGATGAACATCATTGGGAATCAGATGAACCGCACACATGCAGCGAGGGCGCAGCGCAATGAGCTACGTTAAGAAGGTTGAGAGAAACGATTTTGACACTATCAAGGGTGATGTGGAAAAGGGTTATAATTATTTCCGCTCAAATTATAAATGCTATAACGATTTCACAAGATTTGTTTTCAAGACTTCCATAACCCCTTCCGATGCATCCGTAAACAAGGAAATCGACAAACCCAATATGGAGTTCAACATACTCGAGGCTTTTGTAAGCCGATTATGTGGTGAATTCTCAAAAATGGATCCGGCTTTTTCAGTGCGCGGGAAGGAAGGCGTAAAAATTATTGATCCTCGTGTTATTGAACTGGTTGAAGCGCATCTGAAAGCAGCATTCATTGGGGGTGACAAGAATTCACTTAGCTATCACATTTACCGCCAGATTCTTTCAGGCGGTTATAGTGTTGCAAAAATTTTTACAGATTATGCTGATGAAATGTGTTTTGATCAGAAAATCTATGTGGAAAGGGTATTTGATCCAACCTTGACAGTGTTTGACCCTTTAGCCCGCCAATCCCATAAAGGTGATGGAAGATTCTGTTGTGAACTGTTCCCAAAAAGTGCGGGCGAAGCCGAAGAAATGTATGGCTCAGATATTTTGAAGGATGTGAATTTCACCAGAAATTCCAATATCGCATCTTTTAACTGGTCATATAGAAATCAGAGCGAAGATATTATTTTATTCGGCGAATACTTCAAAAAGAAAATGGTAAGAACAAAAATCCTCAAGCTTGCCAATGGGCATTCCGTCACTGAAAAACAATATGAGGCTTTCTTACAGAAATGGGAAGATGCTGGTGTTATGGAGCAGCCCCCAATCGTTCTGAAATCCCGTATGACTGAAATACAGACGATTGATAAATACATCATCACAGGTACAAAGATCATAGATCACAAGCCTACAAATTTCTCCATGCTTCCGCTGGTGTTCTTCGATGGCAATAGCGTTATTGTGAGGGATGATGAAAATTCTGCAGCTGTTCAGGTTGTAAGACCCTATGTCTATCAGGCAAGGGATACGCAGCGCATGAAAAACTTTGCGGGTCAGACTCTTTGCAATGAGATTGAAGGACTTGTTCAGCATAAATGGGTTGCTCCGGTAGAAGGTATTCCAGCTAATAAAGATTATATGAAAGCTTATATTGAACCACAAAAAGCTAGCGTTCTTCTTTATAATCAGTGGAAAAATGGCGATCCAAAAATGCCTATTAATCCACCTCGTGAAATTACCAGAACGCCAATCCCACCTGAAATAACAAATACCTTCACAATGGCGGATGCAACCGTTCAAACCATTCTTGGTTCATATGATGCTGCAATCGGTGTAAATGATAATGACATATCTGGTATAGCTATCATGCAAGGTGCTATGCACTCCAATGCTGCAGCAATGCCTTATACAATGGGATTTATTGAAGGTTGGGCAAGATGTGGCGAAATTTATCTGAATCTTTTGCCAAAGTATTTTGTTACGCCGCGAACAATTCCAATCATGCTTCCTAACGGCAAACGTGATTTCTACGAAATTAACAAAGGCAATAATATCAAGTTTGATTATGATGTTTCAGCCCTTGAAGTTTCCATTGAGCCTGGCGTTAATTTTGCTGTTCAGAAACAGATTGCACTGAAAACAATAGAACATCTCATGGGAATCAGTGAGAGATTCAAGGCATTCATCGAGCAGCAAGGGCTTGAGATATTGCTCGAAAATATTGATATCAAGGGTATCGACAAGTTGAGATTCCTTGCACAAGAATGGATGAAGAAAGAGCAGGAACAAGCTGAACTTGCTAGGGAAGCCCAAAAAGATACCATGACACCAGATCAATTAATGAAAAGCCAGCTGGATATTGAAGCGCTGAGAGTGCAAAACGAGAAAGAAGGAAACATGCTCAAGGCAGAAGTTGAAATGGCAAAAATATCATCAAGTGAGGCAGTCAAGAACAAGGATTCTGATATAAAATTCCTTGAGGTAATGAGCAAGGTTCAAGGCGCTGATCTTGACAGGGCATTACAGCAAGAGAAAGTTGATAGTGAAAATGCAAGAACTGCAGTTGAAATGGCTACACATCTAAGCACTCATATTAACGAATTAGGAGAATCAAATGAAAAAAGCTTGCCCGAAGAAAACACCGAAGCCAAAGAATGAATATGGTGAGAAATTATCGAAAGCGCCAAAAGCAGATAACTTGAAGAAAAAGAAAAAAAAGAAGGGGATGAAATAATGCCCCTCATCAAAGGCAAAAAGGCTAAGACCAGAAAAGGTTTTTCTGAGAATGTGAAAAAAGAAATGGCTGCAGGAAAACCGCAGAAGCAAGCAGTAGCGATTGCTTACTCCGAAGCAAGGTCAGGTAAAAAGAAAAAGAGGAAAAAGAAATGACTGCCAAAAAACCAAAAAAGTTTATTGCAAAAATGGATTTGAAAAAAGGCGCACTTCGAAAAGAATTAGGTGTAAAAGGTGACAAGAAAATTCCTGCGAAGAAATTAGCAAAAGCCGCCAAAAGTAAAAATCCACTTTTAAAAAAACGTGCTATACTCGCGGAAAATTTCCGTAAAATGAAACATAAATAATTTGGGAGAAATAAATGAAACATACAAGCGCACATCATGCCAAAGCTCATAAGCATATGGAAAAGGCTGCCCATCATCATGAAAAGGCAAAACATCATATGGAAAAAGCCGCTCATGAAGCCAAAGGCAAACATGAAAAGATGCCAAAGGCAAAAATGAAAGCCAAACATCATAAAGGCAAAAAATAGAATCTCAGTATTGCATTGTTATTACGTACTATATACGATATTCTGTAATAGCTTACGGAAAGCATATAATCCGGCGAACACGCAACCATGCGGCACAAATGGCAGTTCTTGGAACTTAAACCATGCGGACACGTTCACAACGGCAAAAGTGAGATAGACAATGACTGATGAGGTATTTTTAGATCGGGAGGTTGAATCCGCTCCTGCTGATGTTTCCGCTGAGGAAACTACAACAGAGAAGATGATACCTGTCTCTCGCGTTGAGGAACTTATCAAGAAAGCCAAACTCAAGGGGAGAGATAACTTGCAATCTGAACTGGATGCCATCAAAGCGGAAAATGAGCAGCTGAAAAAACAGGGTTCAATGGGTGGCATGGCTGCACCAATAGACCCTGAGCAAATCAAGCAGCAGATTCTTGCTGATTTGAGAAAGCAGTTTCAGGATGCCAGTGAAGCCAAGGCACAGGAAGAATTGCAGGATAAGGCGAAAGAAATAGCTAATCAATATCATTCCAAGATGAAAGCCGGTAAGGATTCATTCGAGGATTTTGATACTGTCATGGCCGATTTCAGACCCGAAGCATTCCCGAACCTCGTTTATCTGGCTAATCAGGTGGATAATACGCCTGCGGTTATGTACGAACTGATGCAGAATCCGGCTAAGTGGGCAACCCTTACGGTTCTTTCAGAACGCGATCCGCAAGCAGCACAGAATATGCTTAATCGTATCAGTGCATCCATCAAAGCCAATGAACAGGCTAAAGCGCAGGAAAAAGAAGTAGCGCCGCCTCTAGGCCGTTTGTCATCTTCCCCTACGGGGCAGGATAATGGCAAACTAACCATGAAAGATTACAAGCGCATGTTTAGGGGATAATATTTACTTTGCCATGTTTTGCCCGATGATTAACTTGTCGGAGATAACATCATGGCTTTGCCAAATAATATAGTTCAAAATGTACAAACCTATAACGAAGCTGATCTTGCATATCTACAGAATTCAAATTGTTTCATAGCAACTGCCAATAAAAAATATCGTGATTTCCAGAAAGCCAATCCTGCCAACTTGGGCGATACGATTACATTTGATAAGCCACCCCGTTTTGTTGCAAATGATGGCTTGGTTGTAAACTTTCAGGGCGTTGAACAAAGAGTTCAAACCTTGGTCGTTGACCAGTCCAAGAATGTCGGCATTGACATTTCTGCTCAACAGTTAATCTTTAACCTTGAAGATTACATGGACAGATTCGGTAAGGCTGCCATTGATGAACTTGGTGCGGTCATTGAATCAGATATTGCTGGTCTTTGTGAATCTTCTCCTTACCGTTTCTTCGGAAATGGCGTCACTCCAATTAATTCTTTTAATCAGCTCGGCCAACTTTTGGCCTTCTTCAGGAATTTCGGCGCTGCCAAAGATATGACGAGAGCTTATCTCTCCGATATCATCATTCCTGATATCGTTGGTTCAGGCTTGAATCAGTTTGTTCCAAATGGTAACGAAGAATTACGCAACAGTTGGGAACTTGGCGCGTTCAGCAAATGCGAATGGTTTGAATCAAACCTTTTGCCAGAACATATCTCAGGTTCAGAAGGTCAGGCTGGTACTACATTAACCGTAGTAAGCACCGTTGTTAATTCTGATGGTGGCGTCATTGCAATTACATTCAGTGGTACAAATGCCCCTAGCGATCCTCTTTCTGTTGTGCAATATGACAGATTCCAGTTCCAGGATAATGTAGCCGGATTTAATAATATCCGTTTCCGTACTTTTATCGGTCACAAACCTTCTGCTTCTCCAGTTCAGTTCTCTGCAACTGCAGGCGCTGCAAGTACGGGTGGTTCACAGGTTACTGTCAGCATTAACCCACCTTTACAGGCTGCAAATGGAAAGAACCAGAATATTACCCAACAGATTGTTGCTGGTATGCAAGTCAAGGTTCTGCCTTCTCACAGGGTTGGCATGGTTCAATCAGGCAATCAGTTTTATGCCGCGATTCCACCATTACCAGATTGCGACCCATTCATGACTGCCGTAAAAACTGATATGGATACTGGCGCATCCTTGCGTATGTATACCGGTGCACAGTTCGGTCAGAACTTGTATGGCACAGTGCATGATTCCATCTGGGGTAAAACACAGGTTGATGATAACGCTATGGCAATCATTTTCCCGTTATAGTTCTTATCGCAAGTCAGTTCCCTGTTGAAATTATCAATGGGGAACTTGATAAGATAATGACAAATTTAGGAGCAATAAAATGACTCAAGTTAATATACCTGTTGTAAATTCTGGTTATCTAAATGTACAAGGCTTACAGTTGGCTGTTGCAACTACTACTACGTTGACAATGGCGGCTGGTCAGGCGAGAGATTCATCCAATGTAAATGATATTATCCTTTCTGCTCTCGTAACCATTAATGCTGCTAAAAATGGCATAAATGGTCTGGATACTGGTTCATTAACAACAAATAAATTATATGGTATTTATGTTGTCGGTGATTCCTCTCAGAATAACCCTGTGGGCGCAGTTTTATCATTAAATAATTCTTCTCCATTGATGCCGGTTGGTTATGACATGTTCAGATTGATTGGTTATGTCAGAACAGATGGATCATCGCTGTTTCTCCTTGGATATTGGAGTGGTGCGGCCAATGAACGTACCTTTGTTTATGATGTTCCAATTGCTACAGCAATTACTGCTGGTGCATCAGCAACATATGCACCCGTCGTTTTAACCACATTCGTTCCGGCGGTTAATAATGTTCTTGCAAAGATGGAAATCAATTGGACTGCTAATGCTGCTGGCGATACTTTGGCATTACAACCATTTAATGCTGTTGGTGATACTTGCAAATATATTGCCGCTGTCGCTGGTGCTTCTGCTCATACACTCGTTCGTGAATATGTGCAGGCTCAACTTAATGTTGCAGCTCCAGAGATCAACTACAAGGTATCTGCCGGAACTGTGGCATTGAATGTTGCTGGCTATCAATACACGATCTAGCATTAAAGGGATAGACCATCATGGCTTATTTGACTACTGAGCTTATTACTGATTCATATTACCTCAGCAGCATTGTCAGCCGAGAATTTGAAACCGTAACTGGTAATCAGATTACTGATGGTCTAGCCAAACTTAATGATGTGTTGTCAGATAGAACAATTGATCATGGAACTATTCCATATACTAAACAACTTTTGATGAATGCCGTTTCAGGACAGTCTGTTTATCCAATTCCTAATCTTATTGATCTTGAAGTTTTCGTTTTCTATATCAATGGACTTAGATTCCAGACTCTCAATCAGCAGCGCCAACAATTCTTTGGTTCATTTCGTCAGGTTGATATAAACAGTTTGCCTTTTAACTGGCATGTGGAAAGAAATCTGGGCGGCGCAACCCTTTATTTGTATTTTGTTCCAGATACGAATTTTCCACTTGAATTATGGGGTGAATTCAGGCTTGCATCCGTTACATTGATGGAAGATTTATCGCTTATACTCGATCAGTTCTATATCAATTATCTTAAATATTTACTGGCAGATAGATTATGCCAGTTTAATTCATTCCGTGTTCCACCTGATGTAACCATGCAACTTGAAAAATACAATCAGTGGATTACCAATAACACTAATGTTATGGATTTGCGAACACAGAAATTCAGCTCTCTTAGTGGTGGTGGCGCGATAAATTACGCAGTTGCCAATCTCAGTGGCGGATGGTGGCCGATCAGTCGTTAGGCGGTTGGCTTAATACAGGATAAAAATAAATGCCTTTAACTACTGCAGTGGATGAAGTTCCTGTCCGGATTGTCGGTAGTTCTGTATTTGGCATTTATCCAACAATTTCTGCTGAACGTACTTACAATATGTTTGTTTCATCATCCGGTGATGGGGCAGAAGAATGGCTTACGAATTTTCCTGGCTATGCCGGAATACTGGAAATGTTCACCGAGAATGTTGAGGGAAGGGGAATATTTCATTCAATTCGCGGTGGCTTTATTCTGGTGGTCGCCGCTGGTGCAGTTTTCAGGATAAACAGTTTTTCAAATGTTGCCACACAGATTGGCACGATAGGATCAACAACAGGTGAAGTTACATTTGCAGAAAATCTTTCCTCTCAGATTTGTTTCACGGCAGGCGGTACGGCGTATATATATAATTATGTTTCTGCTCCTTCTGCAATCGGCGCTGCTATATTTAATAATGTTCCAGTGGATACATTATTCCAGCCGAATTATGTTACTTACCAAAATACCTATTTCATATTTGGCAATGGATTAACCACAAATAATGGTTCTCAATGGGTAGTGTTCGAGCAGGATACATTAACGGGAATCTATGATCTTAACTGGGTACAAACTCTTGCATTACAGACAAAATCAGATTTTGCAGAAGCTGCCATAAGAATACCAGGCAAAGGAAATAACCTTCTTGTTTTTGGTTCGACTGTAGCAGAAATCTGGAACAACATAGGCGGATTAGCGGTATATCAGAGAAACTCATCCATCAATATAGACTTCGGTGCAGCATCTGTTTCAACGATTGCCGCGAATGATGAAGTGGTTGCATGGCTAGGAATCAATGAACAATCCACGCCGGCATTGATGGCAATGAAAGGCGGTTCAGCTTCAAGGATATCAACTGATGGACTTGATAATCTTCTTGGAACTGTAAAAGTTCCATCTGCATCAACGGCTTTTCTTTTCCGTCAGGCAGGCCATGATTTTTATGTTCTAAGCTTCATCGATCCATCTGATAATTTTTCGATCATGTACGATTTCACCATGAACAAGATTTATGATGTTACAGATTGGGATTTCACCGCTTTTCCTGCAAGGCAGATTGTATTTTTCAATAACAAGTCTTATTTCATAAGTTACAAGGATGGCAAGATTTATGAAATAGGAATTGATCTTACAACCTATCAGTTATTGCCAACCGCAAGTTCTGCAGGTCTGGATGTGATTTATGAAATTCCACGGGTGAGATTGACAGATACTTATCGGCTTAAAAGACCTGAGAAATACAAGATCAATCTTTTTACCTTTGTCATTGAGAGTGGAACAACTCAGGGCGCTTATGAGCAGCCTACTTGTTTTGGGTATATCATTACAGAAGATACAGAGGTGATCATATATACCGAAGATGGATTGCCTATATTGGTTGAAGGCGGGTATTGTTACATAAACAAGCCAAGGGTTGATCTTACAATTTCAAAGAATGGTGGGATAAGTTTTAGCAATGTTGTTTCCTACCAGTTAAAGGCAACAGGAAAATTCCAGAATCAGCCAAGGTTTATCAATCTTGGTTATGCTCAACAGATAACTTATCAATTAAGATTCTGGGGAACAGGAAGGTTTGTAGTGAAAAATGGCACTATGGAGATAGGAAACTGATATGTTTATTCCTGTATTCACGCATGTAAAATTTGTAGATGATGATGGATTCCTTAGTATTGCAATGCAGGATTATAATGATCTTTTGAATCAGGCATTGCAGAATGGGTTAAGTGACAGTGGCTGGACTTCACCAATGATTACAGCTGCCAATATTGTAGCAATCGCTCCTTCAATGCCAGATGGTACATTCTGGTATGAAACTGATAACAAAGAAGTCGTTTTCAAGATAAACGGCGCACTACGAAAAGTTACCACGACTGCTTATCCGTAACAGTCTAAAGAGGTCTATATGGGATGGTGGGATAGTTATAAAAACAGCAGCTGGAGTTTGCCAGGTTTACTGGATATGGGAAACCATGACGACCCCAAGAAGGCTGCCAATAAATATCTGGAACAGATTCCTGGAATGGGTCATGGAATTTATGATCCATATATCAATGAGGGAAAATCTGCTGGTTCATTATTGAAAGGCGAATATGGAAAGATGCTTGATCCTACATCCTTTATGGATATGATCATGAGCAAGTATAATGAATCGAAAGGCGCTCAATACGAAAAAGAAAAGCTTGGAAAAGGAATTGGCGCGACTGCAGCTGCGGGTGGAATAGCCGGTACTCCTGAACATCAACGTGAATATGGTGAAATGGCTGGTGATATCATGTCAAAGGACATGCAGCAATTTCTGGAAAATGCTCTCCGTGTTTATGATGGCGGAATAAGCGGCGAACAGGATATTTACAATAAAGGTTTTGGCGCATCTGGTTCTTTGGCTGATTTATTGGGCGGCACGCTTGCATCTCAGGGCGGTCTTGGATTTCAGGCAGCAACGCAGAAAAATGCTGAGAGACAGGCCTTCATGAATGCGTTCATGAAAGCATTATCATCTTTCGCTGGTGCAGCAGCATAAAAGGAATGAATCATGGCTATACAGTTTCCTAATTTTCTTGCAGCTCAGTTAATGAAACCAGATTATTCTGGATTGGGTGATATCGTCAGCAATTTTTACGCTGGAAAGGAAATGCCAAAAAATGATCTCATAAAGCAGATACAGGCAGAATTTGCTAGACCAAGCGCAGAAGAATCATTAAAAAGTTTGAAACTTGGAAATGTTGGAACTAGCTTAAGTAATCAGAAAGCACTTCTGGAAATAGCCAAATATAAGCGGGAACAGGAACAGGAAGCAGAACTTCAAAGACTTTTTTCAAATGCCCTGCGCGGCGGTGGAAATACCACTTCAAATCCTTCACAGTCGCAAATGCCGTCTGTTCCTGCTGAACAACCGATGTTAAATCCGGCGCTTGTAAAAGCCATGCAAAATCAATTGCAGACTTCTGGAATCAATCCTTCTGCACCAATTGCACCATCATTTACCCCTAATGCACCATTTGCACCAACATCAAGAGAAATGCCTACTTCATTCACTCAGCCAATGGAAACATCAGCTGCACCCATAGCTGAAACTGCAAAGGCTATAACCTCTCCAAGTAATGTTGAAGTCATTACAGAAGGCACTCCACGGCTTGCATCGATTGATGCATTATGGGAACAAAATCCCCTTTCCCGAGAATTTCTTAAAAAGAAAGGATTTGAAAAGAAAACAGAAGTCAAATTTGATAACAAGAGCGGCATGACAAGGGTTTTAACAACCTATCCTAGCGGCAGAAGAACGCTTGAAACAATCGGTGGTATAAAGGGTGCGAATGGGATACCCCTTACCAATACCATGATTACAAAGAATCAGAATATTGTTGCTTCTGTTGATAATGCACTTCCTGTTTTGAATAAGATTAAAAAACTTGATACATTTCCCCGATGGTCTACTCCTAACTGGACTGGCGGAAGCGGTAACGAACAATCTGTTTATGAAGGATTGGTTAATCAGGTTCTCGATTCATTGATTGGCGCATTCGGTATGCCGAAAACCAATGAAGGTCTGGAATCTGTTATGAAACAAGTACAGATTGGGCATTCAGAAACAAAATCAGCCTATTTAAAGAGAATTGAAGCATTAATTAATGATCTGAAAGAAAGAAAAAAATATTCTTCCAAGGAATTGAATAAGCCTATCAATGCTCAAGCCATCAGTGATAATGAAAAATCAGGTGAAGATAATTATTCTTCTAACGAATGGGAGACTATCTAATGGCTGCTCCCAAAATGATAACGCTGAGAAATAAAAAAACGGGTGAAATCGTAGAAGTTCCCCGTTCTCAGTTTGTTGAAGATAAGGAAGATTCTGCCACTGGATTTAAAGGAATAGGCAAAGATGTATCTGAATCCTTGCAAACAGCCATTCCTGCAATAACTGAGATGCTTTTCTCCATTCCGGGCGGAATTAAAAATGTTGGCAAATATGCCATGACAACAAATCCTGTTAGCACATTGGGGAATCTTGGCGCTGGCGGGGTTGAATCAGGCGCGGCTTTATTAAGTTCACCTCAAATTTTAACCCGTTATCTTGCTGAAAAATTCCCGAAACTTGGTGAAGCCATGCAGCGTGGTGCTATGCCAGGCAGCAAGGGAATTAATGAAAATACATTTTATGAGAAACTTAATAACTTTGAAAAACAGCATGGATTGCTTCCACAAAGCGAAGAAGAATCGAGTGTCCGCAATGCTGGCGGATTGCTTTTCGGTGGCGGCGCATTAAAGAATTTACCTGGAATGCTATCCAGAACTGGTGCTATAACTGCAGAACAAACGGGTAGAGGTGGTGATCCACTTCATGCTGCCCTTATCGGCCTTCTTGGAGAAAGGGTAGCGAAAGCAATTCCTGGAGCTTCAAGAGGTGCTGTAAAAGCAGTGAAGAATATTCCAGAAACTGTAAAAGCAATTCCGGAAGTTGCAGGAAAAACTTTAGCTTCTGCATTGGAAACTGGCGCTGATTTTGTATCAGAAATTCCTATGGCTGGAAAAGCCTTATCACCGATTGCCCAACCTACCATGGGAGCATTAGCTTCATATCTTAAGCATATTTCAGTGCCACCAGAAGAATTGGCAAAACGTAATCTTTTTGGCGATATTGAATCATCTGATATTCCCGTCATGGAAAAAATGAATGAAGCAGCAAAAAGATTGGGTATAACATATGCCACACCTTCTGAATTACTGGAATCACCATTTGAATCTGTTAAACAGGCGAATGTTGGAAGAACCACAAAAGGAATGAAAGCGCTTTATAAACTTGGAAAAGAAAGGGAAGGAAGTGAAGAAGCAGCCATTAATAAACTTCTTACTTCAATTCATGAAGATAAACTTGAGCCAGTTAAAAAAGCTGCTTATGAACAAACAATGCAAAATACTGTTCCAGAAGATTTTATTGCAAAACAAACTGCAAGACCTGTTATCCAGAAGGCAATGAAAGCCGTTGATAATAACACCGCATATAAACAAATGTTGCAGGAAGAATATGGTGTTGAACCTGAAAATGTAGCTAAAAACAGCTTTATGTATTGGGATATGGTAAAGCGTGTTTTAGGTGACATGGAAAAGAAATCAGGAAGAAAGGGCGCTGATACAGAATCATCTGTTTATGGAAATACCAGAAGATCAATGGTTAAGGAAATGGATGCCATTGAACCACAATATAAGGTTGCGAGAAATATTGCAGAAAGAAAATTCACAAAAGAAGAACTGGAACATGTTTTCAATAAAAAAGATAAAACTTTTAATAATTTTGATTCGTTTTTAAAGAGTAAAGAAAATTTCAATAGAATAATGCAAAAATTGGAGGCTTTTCCAGAAGCCAAACAACAACTGGAAGATATCAAATTATTTTCAGGAAACATGATTCCAAATAATCCTACGGTTAGAGCAGCAGCAGCTTTAAAAAGAACTGGAATGTCGGATGCACGAAATGCTCTGGAAGCTAAAAAAAGAGAATTTGATGAAAGATATGGGCAGGAACATGATATAGCAGCAGTTAATTTAATGACTCATCCAGATTTGATGAGTTTGTTGATGCAATATTTAAAAGATAAGGGTAAATAAAAATGGCAATTAATCCTTCCTATATTCCGCTATTTACTATCGAGGAAGTTATCCTTGATAAAGACAGTGCATTACCACTTGCTGCTGGTGTTGTAACATTTTACAGGGATTCACAGCGTACAGTTCCGAAAGATGTATTCATGATTTCTGGAACAAGCCCAAGTTATACATTTACTGATATTGGTAATCAGCTTGTACTAGGAATTTCTGGGACATTTGTAGATTCAAATGGAGATCCATTTGTTCCTTATGCTTACCCATATGATGTTGATGGCAATCTCGATCTTTATTATGTGACAGTTGAAAGCGCTGGTGGAGTTCCTCAGTTTGTGCGGCAGGCAGTTCCTTATGTTCCTGCCAATGCTATTCCACCAAGTGAACAGGGAAATACAGAAAACATATTATGCAATCCCCAATTTGTAGAAGTTAATTTTCCATCGGCAGCTACGATTATATTGAATGTGACTGGCACAAATACAGTTACACCGATTGCTCCAGGCTGGGATATAATTTCAACTGGTTCAGGAACATTAACGATTCAAAGACTGCAGCCAACTGCTGATAATATAATAACAAATCCACCTTATATATTAAGCATTAATGCATCATCTGCTTTTGGTGCTTCTGTAATATTACGTCAAAGGCTTAATAATTCCCCTTCAATATTCAGAGGGGATTTTGTCAGCGCAAACTTCATTGCAGCAGTTTTAAGTGGTGGCGGCTCAAATATGAGTCTCACTTATGCGCCTGATACTGGAACGCCAACTACAATTATTCCAAGTACGAATATCCCTACAGATGGAGCTTATCATCAGATATTTGCAAATGCTGCCATTCCACAACAGATAAATGATCCTGCTGATACTGGATATGTGGATATTCAAATAAGCATTCCAACTTCAAGAACAATTGGAATTTCAAGTATTCAGGTTGTTGGAACTTCTTTTTCAACAAACATTCCATTTGATGAGCAATCTTCTGATAGGCAAAAAGATCATCTTTTCCATTACTATGAAGATGCATCCGTTCATCAGCCTAAAACAAATCTTCTGGCAGGATGGACATTTGGATTAAATCCTTGGCAATTTTATGCTGTCACTCATGGAAATGTGGCAACTAATGAATATACTGCAGACCAGACAATTATAATCCAGCAAAATTATGTTGCATCAGCAACTGGAAATAACGTTGCAGTTTCACAAGGTTCTGTTGCACAGAATTATGGTTATCTGGTTACTGCGGTTACTGCGACAAATAAATTCGCATTATTGCAATATATTGATCCGTCATCGATTCGCCCTTATTGGGGTAAAACTTTATCTGTCATGTTAAGTGCAACAGCAATCATCGGCGCTGGACATACTACCACTCCAAAATTCAAGATCAGGCTTATGTATCGCGCCGGCTTGCCAGCTACAGTTTCACAGACAAACCCAGTTTCAGCATGGACTGATGTTGATGATTCAATTCCAACATTGACAGGATGGACATATTTAACTGCCATCAATGATCCTGAATATACCCTTACAAGCAATAAACAGGATTTTGCATTTAATGGTTTTGTTCTGCCTGCATCAAGTGATGCAAATATGACATTGGGAATCATGGTAATAATGATGAATGATCTGAATAGTGCTGCAACTGCAGATGCCATTCTTTTTGATAAAGTCTCTTTGGTTAATAATGATTTTGCGGTAAAGGGTTCTGCTGAAACATATGAACAGGCATTAAGTAAATGTCAGTATTATTTTAGAAAGACTTATGCAAAAGGTGTTTTGCCAGGGACTTCTGATGCAAATGGCGCAACCAGTATAATCACAACTGCTGCCTATACTGCACCATTTATTTATTATAGCGAACGATTCAATAATATGCGGTCAAATGGGTATAATGTTACTTTCTATTCAGCACAAACTGGAACTGCTGGAAAGATTTTTGATTTCACTGATACTGCTGATCTTAGTGCGGATACAACAAATCAATCTGATACTGCTTTCACGGTTCGCTTGAATACCAATGTGCCATCTGCCAATGCAAGATTACAGGTTCACTATACTGTTGATGCAAGATTAGGTACTTAACCTATAGATTAGAGGATGAATAAATGACAACGCAATTCAGAACGATTCAGGAAATTAAAGGCAATAATGATTTTGGGCAGTTATATTCTGATCAGATTTATAATGCTACTTTGACAGCAAGTACCAACACACAGTTGACCGTTCCTGGTGGTGGTGTCATGGGTAATATTACATCCTATGGCGATAGTGTATCCCGCAATAAAGTGATGGCAATTATCAGGGTTTCAGTTGCGGCAGAGGTATGGTTTGCAGTTAATGCAACTGCAGGCGTTCCAGCTGGGGCAAGTTTTGCAAAAGCTACCTCAGAAGTCATTGTTGAAGATATTGAAATGGCAAGGTTGGTCAAGGTCGGAGATGTTCTTAACTTTTATACGACTGGAACAGGAAAATCTGTCAGCGTAGCTTTCTATGCAATGCCTAGCTAATAAGTGAGGATTTATCATGGCAGTTATTGATTCCAAATTTTCTCTATTCGCAGATGGTGGTGATATCGTTAATGGCGATATTGTTGTTGGATTACGTGCTGGCGTGAATACAAAATTTAATTTTGTTGGCGGAAGTGGCGGCGGGGTTGAGGAAGTTGATACTGGTCTTGGATTGACAGGTGGCCCGATTTTCACTACTGGAACAATTTCATTTGCTCCCATGACAGCAAATACTTTTTGGGGAAATATAACAGGTGCAACAGCCTTACCAACTCAGGTTCCAACAAGTTATTTTATCAAGACTACACAGATAGGTGTGACGGTTGAAGCATGGAGTGCCGCACTAGACAGCATTGCAGGTCTTACAACTTCTGCCAATCAGCTTATCTACACCACAGCATCGAATACCTATGCAGTATTATCCGCTATTGCTAATGCCTCTTTAATTACAGATGGCTCATCAGTTCCATCCTTTAGCCAGACTTTACCAAGCGCTGTGCAGACAAACATAACCAAGCTTGGCGTTCAATCTCAGGCTTTGAATATGAACGGGCATCTTATTAATAATGTGACTGATCCAGTCTCAGCTCAGGATGCTGCTACAAAGAATTATGTTGATTCTGCTGGTGGTGCGTTCCTTCCATTAGCTGGTGGAACGATGTCTGGCATTATTAACATGAACAATCACAAGGTAACAAACTTAACTGATCCATCAGCAGGTCAGGATGCTGTAAGCCTCAGTTATTTGAATACGCAATTAGGCCTTTATCTTCCACTCACAGGTGGAACGATGTCTGGCCTGATAAGCATGGGAAACCACAAGATAACAAATGTCACCGATCCATCATCAGCACAGGATGCTGCAACTTTAAATTACGTAAGCAATCAACTGGCAAATTATCTAGCCCTGTCAGGCGGTACGATGACAGGCGCGATTAATATGAATTCACATTTCATTACCAATTTGCTTGACCCTGTAAATCCCCAGGATGCAGCAACAAAGGCTTATGCTGATTCAATCGCTGCTGGATTAACGATTCAGCCAGCCGTTTATGCCGCTACTACAGCGAATCTGACTGCTCTATATGCCAATGGAGCCGCTGGAATTGGTGCAACATTAACAAACACTGGCGCTTTGGTGGCATTTTCGGTGGATGGTGTTTCTCCTCCTATAAATTCCAGAATTCTTGTCAAGAATCAGTCATCCACTTTAGAGAATGGCATTTATATATTAACTACGGTTGGTTCAGGCGCAGTTGCATGGATATTAACCAGATCTACTGACTACGATCAACCTGGTGAGATTCAGCCTGGCGATTTGATCATCGTTAATAATGGTACCGCTAATGGTGGTGCTTCATTCGTTGAAACGGCATCAGTTAGTGTTATCGGTACTGACCCAATCCTGTTTAGTCAATTCACATTCTCAGCAACGGCTGTCTTGCTAAAGGCCAATAACTTGAGTGATGTTGCGAATATCACAACCTCATTCAATAATATTTCTCCCATGACAACCAAAGGCGATCTGATTGTATATTCAACACAGAATATCAGATTGGCAGTTGGCGTAAGTGATGGTCAGATACTACGGGTTAAATCTGCCGCTGCATCAGGTCTTGCTTGGTCAACAGCGACTTATCCAGATACCACGACAATCAATCAGATTTTATATTCATCATCCGCCAATGTAATAGGTGGAATCAGCACAACTGCTGGTGGTGTGATGGTAACCGATGCAAGTTCAGTGCCTCAGTTTCTTGCGAATCCTTCTGCAACTGGAAAGATTCTGCAATCTGTAAGTGGCGCAATTGCTGCATGGTCTACGCCTACCTATCCATCAACCTCTGGCACATCAGGAAAATTTCTGATATCTGATGGCACGAATAATGTTTACTCAACTTCAACTATTCCAAGTAGTGCAGGTGCCACAGCCAATAAGATATTGCTGAGTGATGGAACAAATTATGTTTTATCCACGCCAACATTCCCTAATGCAAGCGCAACTACCAGAAAGATAATTGTATCTGATGGAACAAATTGGGTAGCATCAACTGAAACATATGCCGTGCCGGGTACCAGCGGAAACATCATGACAAGTGATGGAACCAACTGGACAAGTGCCGTAAATGCTGCAATAGCGTTGCTAACCACGAAAGGCGATTTGTTTACCTTCTCAACGGTTCCTGCAAGGCTTGCTGTTGCAAGTGGTGATGGAAAAATATTGCAGGTTAGTTCTGATGCCGCTACAGGTCTCGCCTATAGTACGCCTACCTATCCAAGTACATCTGGAACATCAGGGAAGTTCATGATTTCTGATGGAACAAATAATGTTTACAGTACATCTACTATTCCAACATCGGCTGGTGCCACTGCAAACAAATTGTTGTTAAGTGATGGAACGAACTATGTACTATCGACTCCAACTTTCCCCAATGCTTCTGCAACAACACGAAAGATCATAGTCAGCGATGGCACAAACTGGGTTGCTTCAACTGAGACTTATGCAGTACCCGGTACATCTGGGCATGTGATGACATCAGATGGAACAAACTGGACTTCTGCAGCGCCAGCATCAGGAGGTACAGTAACATCTGTTGCAACTGCAGGACTGGCAACAGGTGGAACGATTACCACTACTGGAACAATTACAGTAACAGCGGCAGTTCAATCAGACATGGAAACACCTACTTCAACCACAGTAGCTGTTACTCCTGCTGTTGTTCAGAATCATCCAGGAGTTGCAAAAGCATGGACTTATACAACCAGTCCGGCAAGCTCTCCGCCAACATTAAGCGCAAGTTACAATATAAGCTCAGTAGTACGAAATAGCGCAGGAAAATATACATATTCATATACAACTTCATTTTCCAGCGCCAATTATTCGTTCTGTATTACACAAGCTGTTAATGGTGGTGGAGGTTTTAATGGAGCAAATTCATTAGCTACAGGGTCAGTTCAGATACAGACATTTAATACAGCCACAACACCGGGAGCCGCTGACCTTGTACATGCAGTTCATTGGTTTGGAGATCAATAATGAAATCATTTATTATTAAACGTAAAGATGGCGGTGTTTCAATTGGAAATATGATTGAAGGAAAAGATATTGATATTGAAGTTAGAAAATGGAATGAATCAGCCGATTCTAATTCTGTCTATCATCAATATGAAGACCGGTTTCCAGATGATAATGACGCTTATTTTCATGATGCTTATGATCATCACCCTGATAAAGGGGTATTTATTGATATTGCAAAAGCACGCATTCTTCATTTAAATAAACTTAGACAATTAAGAGGTAAAAAATTTATTGATCTTGGTTTTCCAAATAGATTAAATCCGCAGGTTGAAAACACTATTCTTGATGATGTAATTAAACTAAAATTGAAAGAATTGAGGGATTTCCCCCAATCGCTGGATTTGTCAAAGATAACAGATCCAGATGAACTTAAATCCATTATTCCAGATTGTCTAAAATAAAGGAACCATTGCATGTCAGAAATTACAATTGAACAACTACAGGCTGAACTGAATACAGTAAAAAATGAATTAATGAATGCCAGGAACATGATATGTTTTAATCAGGCTCAGCTTGAATCCCAGAAGGAATTTATTAATGAGTTGCTGGCTTCAACCATGCAATTAAGAACAAATCTGCATATTGTCAGGTCAGACAACATTGCAAAGGATAATATCATCAAGCAAAAAGATGCATTGCTGGAGGAAAAGGATAAACAGATTGCATCATTAACCCCAAAGATTGAATAGCAATTTAATTAATTCAGGAGAGTAATCAAATGTCACTTTTACAGTTAACACGTGTAAGTGTAGGTGAAGTCGGAGTCCGTCCAGGTGACGTAAAAATGCTCACTACAGATAATTTTGCTACTATTACAGCAGCAGGATATCTGAATGGCGTTGGCAATCAGCTTCCAGAAGTAGGACTTGCCCCAAGCGATGTGGTCGAATGTCTGTATTCCTATAATGCATATACAGACACTGGATCACTGGCATACTTTCAGCCTGTGTTCTCAAATGGCGTGATTACTCTCACTGCAGTTGGTAATCCTGGAGACGTAACATTGCCGGTGGTTTCAGGCAATTTTTCCGTATTCAGCGGCACAACGGGCTTGATGCATGATGCTGGTTTTGCACCATCAGATGCTACAAAAACCAAGGTTGTCATGGCTGGTTCAGCAGTTCAGGTTGGATACATCGCGCATTTTGTTGATGTCACTGGAACCGTTGATGATACTGCTGGCGCGGTGATTAATGCTGGTACTATCCAGTCAGGATTATCAGGAACCGTTGGTGGATTCATAGCTTATCCTCCAGCTGCCGCAAATGGTTTCCTTGAATTGCTGGCAATCAATGCTGGTGGCGCATTTAATACAATTATCAGCAATAGTGCGATGTTACAGACATCCACAATATCCATTCCTGATCCGGGTGCAACAACAGCCAAGTTCCTGCTGAGTGCATTGACAGGGGCTGGAACACAGCACATCACATCTGGCGCGTTCCAGGTTGATGCTGGTGGGTTACTTGCTGGACTTTCTACAGGTGGTACTGCTGGAACATTAACCCTTTATCCAGTAACGACAGGAAATGGATCATTAATCCTTTCTCCTGTTAATGCAGGCGGTGCGTTCAATACCACAATCAGCAATGGAGTAATCGGTCAATCGAGTGTGATTACCATTCCTGATCCAGGTGCCGCTACCAGTAAGTTTGTACTGCAAGATGGTAATAACACGGTACTGTCAGTGCTGAATTTAAAATATGGTGCAACCCCTGTTGCCCAGGTCGATCCTGCATCCTGTACGATTACTGCTGTTGCAGGTGCTGCCAATACCTCTACTATTACCATTCAGTTAAAAGACGGTAGCGGAACAAATATGGCTCGTGTTATTCCTTTTAAAGTGTATTTGGCAACATCCAATACTGGTTTGACATTACAATCGGCTGCATCAACTGGATATTCCGTTACATCGGGAGGTGTAACAGACCCAACCGGAAGCACGACTATCACACAAGGCTTGGCTGCATTTTCAAGCGCTTCGGGTGGTTGTGTAATTTCTCTCCTTGACACCGGAAAAGGCACAGGTAATTTAATACTAATGCTTGAAAACGGATTCAAGGCATCTGCTGCTATTACTGCTGGAAGTTATGGTTAATAAATATGGGAATTGATGCAAAACAGCTTAGAACTCTCGTCATTCGTCCGGCCATAAATGCTATCGGTTTATGGTCGGCTGATGCGGAGGAATTGCTGATGTTGACAGCGGCAACCGAAACTCATTTGGGAAATTTCATCCGTCAGGTTGATATGAAAGATGATAAGGGTGCTTTCGGCATATTCCAGATGGAGAAAGGCGCTTATGAATGGATATGGGCAAACAGGATCACTCCCACAGCCTCATTAAAAGCCGCTATAAGACTTTTTTGCGGATATGATGGTAAGCCGCCCATTCAGCGTTTAATGACGGATTTAGCCTTGGCTGCGATAATGACAAGGCTATATTATTGCAATATCACTCCTGCCATTCCTAATGCTTCGAATATCCATGAGCTAGCTGATTACTGGAAGCACTGGTATAACACGGAATTGGGAAAGGGAACGGTTGAAAAAGCAATTACTGATTATAAGACTTATTGTGGTTAATCATCTTCATTCCGGCTATAAGGAAAATCTTCCGATTGAGAATAATGAATCCTCGCATAATCATAAAGAAAATCCCTGAAATCCTGATCCATTCTTTCCTGCCGTAAATATAGATACAGTAGACACAGGAAGATTTTGGCAATGATGACTATGAGTATTATTAAGGATTTTTTATTTCTCATGGCTTAGAATTCCTTGATCTTTACTATTACTTTTCCATTTTCTACTACCTCACATCTTTCTACAAGTAACCTGTCAATTTGCGAATCATCGTTATAAAGACCACCATGCTGCAATGAATCCAATAAAACCTTCAAAATTCCGTCAAGGTCACGTTTACGCTTGTCTCGTGGGTAAACATCAATCGAAACTGATAATCTTGCATCACCGAATGATTTGAATGCTGCACCCTGTCTTAGTTTGAAATATACCTCATAAAAATATCTTTTTGTTTCCACAGAGTTAAACCGCTGTTGATAGATTTTGCCTGATTTTGTCGTTTGAAGCTTTCCAATGCTTTTATAATGATTCACATTTGGCGGGAATGGTAAAGTAATTTCAAACATATTTTACATTTCTCTTTATCAAAGATATCCACAGAAACTGTGGGTAAGTCTGTGGAAAATTGTAATCACTTCATATGTCATATGAATGTCAGTTATTGATCATATCATTTTGTTGACGCCGACAAAATGCTCATGTTAAATAGATTGTTTTTTTAATGTACATTAATCGGAGAAAGAAAATGGCTAATCAAGAAAGACGAAAAGATGATAAAGACAATAACAAGAAAAAGAAGTAAATTAGAAAGGTAGTTGTTACGGGATAGGGTGATTCTATTCATCACCCTTGAACGTATTATTTTACCTTGATTGTATAGTCATTATGGGCTTTTTCCTTGCCGCATTCAGTACGCACATCATAGATATATTTACCTTCAATCATTTTTACATGAAGTTGATTTTGCCTTGAATTATCCCAATGCTGCCCTGGATAAACAGTCACAGTATTTTGGGCATTATCACAAATTCCTTGCAAACAAAGCTGATAAGAATAATTGAGGATTTCAGGCTTATTACTGGCATTGATAACGTGAATCTCGTGATAGCTGTAAATATCGCAAAAATGCCCAGCACGACATTCTGGCGGCGTAGATACTGCAACCAGTGTTATTACTTCTGCATTCGCATTAAACGCAAATAATGAAGCTATTAAAGCAATTATTTTTTTCATTAAATATCACCTATTGTACTTAAATTGATACAAAATAATGTTGTGCTAACTTCGATACAAAACTTTGGGCATGTTAGGAGTCACGACCGTTTTATCTCCAGTTTAGCTTCGTATTGCATGCCCATAAATACTTGATGGCTGGAAGGTTTTTCACCTTCGACCTCTCTGCTTAACCTGGCGTTTTAAGTCAGGTCTGCCCTATAGGGAAAATCAGAGGCTCTTCGATCAAAATGCCCAAAGCTAGTAGGCATTCAGTCTTTCTGAGCTTCAGCCATCTTAAATCTTAAATCATCTTTGCCATAACCAGCGCAGCATTCAGAATCTTGGTTAAAGTGGCATATTTACCACCTTCAACTGTTTCAAAAAAAACAATGGCAGCTTCTAATAAAGCCATACCAGCGCTAATGGTGTGAGAAGCTGGAGCTGTAGCAGGTGCTTCGGGTGTTGTTGAACTATTCATTATTTGATACTCCAAAAATTTAATTGTTTCCATTTCCATTGATCATAACTTTGTTCAATATGATGATCTCTATGGCATGATCTACACATCCAAGTAACATTTTTAAAATCATTATAATCTTCATGATGAGCTTCTACATTTTCATTTGTTCGACATATAATGCAAGGAAGTTTTTTAATCTTTCCTCTTTTTACATAAACTTTAGTCTTTGAACGAGTATGTGCTTTAGCTTGTTGAAATTCATTCAGAGGATGATTTTTACGCCATTCTCTTTGATAAGCATTAGCACAAGCATTACAATATCTTTTCGAAGCTTTTTCTTTTAAAATATTACATTTTGAACATAATTTACTTCTAATTCCTTTTCTGCTTCTTCGTATTACCATATAAATGTTCCACAAGAAATGTTATGAAGAACATTATAATACGATCAAATTGCCAATTTTTCGATAGTATCTTTCAGTAATTGTATTGCATTCCTGATTGAATGATGTACATCTAATTTGAGTTCATCATCGTGGCATTTAGGGTTGCAATCTTCAAGCTCTGCCAATGCTCTTGCTATTAGCTTCAAAGCTTCATTTGTTGCTTCTGCTTGCATCACATGACTCCTTCCGCTTTCGCTTACGTTTGAGTTTCTTGAGTATATCAAGACTTAACACCCATGTGTTGCCTAGCTTTTGTGCCTCAATTTTACCAGTATTGCAAAGATGACGTATATATTCAGGAGTAAATCCTAACTTTTCAGCCGCCTGTTTTCCTGTCAGGAATTTACCCGAATTCATTAGGTAATATCCTCGAACAAATGCCATACGAATTTACCATCAATAACTGTATCAATAAAATTTAATTGACATTCAGGAATATCAATCTCAAATCCTGTACCGACCAGAATAAAATAACGGCTTTCATATTCTTCTGTTTCTGGAGATAAAACCCAAATATAAGGAGATGCATCTACCATTTTAAATGCTAATATTTTAGCTCCTTTTAATAATTTCAGTTCAAATTGGTCAAGCATCGGAATTTTATATTTGAATATTCTCATTTGTTTTACTCTTACCTAAGTTGTTCGCTCTCAATTCCAATTTTATCCATTAACTTATATATAACAGAATTGATAGTTGATTCGTTTATTTTAGATATGAATGCTTCTTTTATCAAAGCAAGATTCTCTGGTTTATTTATTTCTTCTTTTAGCATATCTCTTACAATATTATGAATCATATTCTTGATTGGAGAATCATATCTATTGGAACATAACTCATCTATCCATTTTTTAGCAGAATCATGAAGAATCTTGCCAATACTGGATTCAATAATGGCATTTTTAACATATAAATCTATTTCTTCCGGTTTAATATTAATTTCCATTATTCGCTTACCTCACCTGTTTCTGTATTAGCTTTTATTAATTCAGCATGTTTTTCTTTAAGAGCTGTAGTAACTTCGTTCTTGATTAATTTTAAATCATCCACATTGCTTGCCAATGCAATCTTATCAGCTAAGTCCAGCTGACGTCCTGCAATGGATTTTCCTTCAAGAAGATTAGCTATCTTGTCATGCGCTGCCTTTTTTCTATCATTAATATCCACTATATGATAGTCTTCAACTTCTTCACGCATTGAGATACCTTTTAAAACATCGGAGAATTTATCACGCAAAGCAAATCCTCTAGCCCTCATTTGTAACATACGATCAGTATATTGAGACCAAGGGCCAGGCTTACCCAATAAGCCAGCAGCTTTAGCATCTTCCTTGCTGAATTTGGAAACATATTCATCATCGCCTCTACGTTTGACGGCACAATAAGCAATCCCGTCTTTTTGCCATTCCTTGATGTATTCGCAAACCGGATGGCTTTGAACAATAGCAATCATGGCATCACCCCACACAGAAGGACGGCCATTAATAACAGCTATATTCTGGATAGCTTGCATTGGTTTCAACCCGATTTCATTACCAAATTGAATGGCTATTAAAACATTACCAGGTTTCCCTCTATAATCCTTTGGGGCAAGATCAGATTCACTAATCAATTTTGCATATTCCAAGGCTTGATCAAGTGATCTAATCTCGAAATTAAAAGATTTATTTTCAGTAACAGTTAATTCATTTGACATTTTAATCTCCTATAATTCTTTTTATTATATAATCGTTAGCGAGTTTAATCAATATATTTATTTCTAATAAAATCAGCTTCATTAGCATCTATTTGTGTTAATGGATAAGTATTTTTTCTATGAACATGAGTTGCAAATCCTGGAATATAAATAATATTTTTATGCTTCATAGGATGTTTTTCTATAACTTTTTTACAATATGAGCAATAAAAATAGTAAATCATTATCTGTCAATCCCAAATTCTTTTAATATATCACTAGCATCACATGATAAGCATTCATCACGACATAAGCAGCAACTTGTATTTGCAGCACGGCGGACTATATTTAACATTCTTTCATATAATCCATAATTATATTTAGGTGCATATTTCATTTTTACAGTATCGCCAACTTTTAATGATGGATCATTCATATCCTTTATCTCATTCATTCTTTTTTATCCTTGTAATAAATTTCATGAAGATGTAATGCACCTGCCATGGAAATATCCAGTAAGGACTTATATATTTGATCATTGGTAAGAATTGTAATATTGTTAAGTAATTCACTTAGCTGACCAAGTGTTTTTCCGTAGCCAATGCATACTCTCTCTAATCTTAATTTTTCATCATCATTCATTCTGGTAGTTCCTATTAAATTTCTTTCTTGCATCTTTTGCAATATGGGTTAGGTGGGTTTTCAATATGTTTATAAAATTCTTCTGGCGGTAAATGCAAATACTTATGAAGATCATAATAATCTTCAATCGCTATACGGTATCTTGGCACATCAAAATAATGTCTTGTTAATTTACATTTTAAAGTAGCTAGCCAACTCATTCCGGCAACTCCATTAATTGATTTTCCAATAAAAATACTAACAAAGCAGCCCTTGTATTAGCTTCATTTTCAGATATAGTTATGTGATGTAATTGCCCATTGTCATGATTGACATATCCTGCAATAAAACATCCATCTATATTTTTTGTAATCTGTAAATGATTATCTGATTCAGTAGCAGATTGAATGAACTTTTTTCGAGGAAGCATCTCGCCCAATTCGCTACAAGTGAAAGCTGAATATCCTAAAGCATTTTCAAATCTTGGGAAAACCATCCAAGAATCATCGAATGGCTGATAAAGCCATTCCGCATAACTTTCTTGTTTAACTCCTAATGTTTTTAATTGCTGGCATAAGCTCAATGATGCAACTTGATCTATTAATTTCATTAATAAACATCCTCAATTAATTGCTTTTCTATCGCATTTATTGGGTGTTCTGGAAAAGCCATCATTCTATATCGTATCTTAATGCAATTCAATTTTTGACTATCAGTCATTCCATCTTTCGTTATTATGTGAGCTACTCGCATTATAAATTCTTCCATTGGTTTATAAGAATCTTCGATAGGTCGAGTATTCCAAACAGTAATAGGTGACTTTTCTTTTGTGATATTATAAGCAATCATTGCCTTGCAATTTAAACATTGAATCCATTCTTCACAAATACCTTTACCTTTCATATAATGAACTTCAGTTTCACAAAAAGGACAATCTTTTAATTCCATAATTATTTACTCCACACAGGAAGATCAACTTCTTCTGGTTCGTATGATTGCCATTTGTTTTCTGCCATGCAATTTTTCATATCCAGCAAAGAATTTTTGAACTTCATATGTCCAGCATCAAGTGCTGATTGCGATATTATTTTTATGCCTATTGCATAAGGGTAAGTCTTTTCTATACAAATATTCACTACTGTAGGAATATCATTTCCTGTTAACTGCTTTACTCCTTCTCTTATCATTGCTCCTTGCACATGAAGAAAATCATTAACCATTGTCTTTTGATAGGTATATGAATCAGCACTAGCACAGGTCTTTAAATCAACAATACAATTCTTTCTTAATATGTCTGGCCGAGCTTTCACCATTAAGCCAGAATGTTCATCTCCCCAAAAATAAGACTCCTCATAAACAGCATCTTTAATTAATGCTCTTGCTTCTATATGTTTCATTAAGGAAAGAGACATATTGTAAATGGTTGACATATCTATTTGCGATAAAACTATTTTTTTTGTTTTTTCCAGTTCTTCGCATTCTTTTTTATAGAGATCATAAGCATCTCGCCCGACTTCTTTGAGCAATACTTTAATTGGTTCTATTGCATAATGTTCATCAAATTTATCCCTTTCTAATATGTAAGTATGAAATGCACTACCTAGTTCCATAGCATCAGTTGTTTTCTTCTTTGGCCTAACAGGATTGAGATAGTTAGCCCAATATTTATATGGACTTTCGCAGAACATCTTAATACCACTACGTGAAATAGCTGCATTAGCGTGATAATCTTCATTGCTTAAATCTTTAAATATTCCTAGCATTATTAATCCTTCCTACAATATTTTTCTTCAAGTGAAATTAACTGTTGTAAAATTTCTATATGTATTTTAGCTGATGGATAATATACATATCCATAATTATCAGTTTTTTCACTTCCAAGATATACGTGTCTTAGACCATCGAAATAAGCACATCCTCGATATAATATTTCAACTATCGTTTCTTCACACCAAGTTGGGTCATTACAATTACTACCAGCCCAAACTACAGAACAAAAATAAAATCCATGTTGTTTATCACAACTTAACGAACAACTGGAATGACATTCTTCTAGTTTATAATATAACCGCCATTTTCCTTCCTTAACATCATCTGTTAAGAATTCCCAATCAATAATATTACCAGCTTTTGAAAATCCTTCGTTAATAATATTCTTTAAATAAAATTCACTCATTTCACTTCCTTTTTATAAAATAAGTCATCAAGTTTCTTATCAATCTTTTCCAATAATTCAGATTGATTTTTTGATAATTCTTTAAAATATAACATACCTCGCAGCATTCCAACTATGAGGGATAATTCACTAATAATAAAATCTTTATTTTCTGTTAGCATTTATATGACTCCAATATATCCCTAATAACAATTTCATCTTCTAATTCGATTATTTTTCTAACTAGATGAGCAGTTGGAAATTGGCTATAAAAATCTAATAAAGTTAAAAATTCACTGGCATTTAAATCTTTCAAATTATCATTATATTTTAATATTTCATCCATTATTTCCTATCCTTTTTGATATATTCAAAATACGCTTTCTTTTGGATTTCAGCAACCCAAACACTGAATGGTTGAATGGGTTGTATTAAATCATAAAGAACTTTCAATTGCTCCATTTCATTAATCATTCTTAAAATTGAATAATCAGTTATCAGTTGTTCCTTATTAGTCATTTTAATCCCTCTGGTTTTTTAGGTAAATCCATCCAATAAAGTATTGGCATATCAAATCTGCCGTTTCTTAAAGTAGAAATTCCCATCCAATGATATGAATGATCTTCAATTACTAGATAACGTCCATTTTTATCAGGCATCTGTTCTTTGGCGTTTATCCATTCGTTCACTTTAAATTCTCCAACTCATTCAATCCATTTTTGATATCAATAATCTTTTTCTCATATTCCTTTAATTTCCTACCATGATAATCAGCCATTTCAATATCTTCTTTTAACTCAATTTTAAGTTTATGAATAATATTTTTTATGTTCTCATTCATTTCTTCATCTCCATTTTGGTTTCTAGTATTAAAATCCTTTTATCCAGTTTATTAATCTGTATATCTTGCAATGTAATTAACATTAAAATTGCAGCCAGTGCAAATATAACAGCTATAAGTTCACTTATTCTCATGATTTCAGATCCCTATATCTTTGTGCATCATCAATCTGTTTTGCATCTTCTTCAAATGATATTTCCTGAGAAATTTCAATATCGCCATCATCCATAATCTCAACTTTTCCATTCATCAATAAATCCTGAACTGCCTTATTAATCTTTTGTTGATTCTCAGGCTTTTTAAATAATTCCCTAATTTCATTTTCACGATTAACATATTCTACTGATAAAGTATGCAATGTTTCTGTTAAAATTCCTTGTACTTCATGTAATGGCAATGTATCAGCTGCTTTCCAGATTGCATTTCTCAAAACTTCTTTTGCTATTTCATTTGACATTTTTATAATTCTCCATTTCATCAATGATTTCTTCTATTAATAATGATTTTGTGTCTGTATCAATAAAATCAGTTTGGGCTAATGTATCTATAATCAAATTTGCTGCAGTATCAAATCCTTCGGTAAATTCATCCAGCATTTTATTGCTCCTTAAAAAAATTAATATATTTACTAACCTTTTAATGTTATATAATACGATATAGAGAATATACCACTAACATAATAGTGATACAATATAATTAAAAGGCATATTTATGGATTATT